TATCCGCCGTGTCGCCAGCGCCGACTTTTAACAATGCAGAAGCGGGCAATGTCGAAGGCACGGCACGCAGCGGCCGCAGAAGCCGCGGTCGGGGAGGACGTGGCCGCGGAGATCGTACCGAGCGTATGGAGCAAAATAACCGCAGTGCGGCGGATGGGCAAGCGCCCACTGAAACAAGCCATTTTGCTGCCCTGCCTGGCAACATGCCAGTTCCAACGCCATCGGGCACACCTGACGCGATAGTGCTCCCTGCTGTGCTGCCAACCGCTATCGCGTCCACCGTTATCGCGGCATCGGTGGCAGAGGAAGTTGCAGAGCGTGCCATCCCGCTCGTCGCAACGCCGTTTGACGTCAGCGGGCAAGCACAACCTGCGCAAGCTATCGCACAAGAAAGCGCAACCGCAGAGGCAAACATTCTGAGCGAAGAAAAAATCGCCCCTGAAGCCGCTTCATCAGCTGCTTCCATTGCCGTTACACCCGTCATTGCACCGAGGCCGGATCAAACAGCCATCGAACCGGTTGCCCATGCAACGCCGCAAATTGAAGCCTCACAATTCTCAACAACTGCCCAAACAACGGCGGCAGAACCTGCTCCGACAACTGTGGCGACAACTGCGGCAGCACCTGTGGCAACACTTGTGGCAACATCCGCTACTGCATTAGCGCCCGCAGCTGACAGGGCATCCACTGAGGTTAAAAGCAGCGTTTCAGCGCCTGACTTTTCCAGCAACCTGGCGCAAGCCGGGCTGATCATGGTGCAAACCACACATCCCGCGCCAACAACCTCATTTGAACCAGTACAGCCCTTGGGCCGCAAACCCAAGCCTGGGGTGATCTTGCCGAATGAACCGCTGCAAATGATCGAAACCAAGCCAGATTAAGCCTGGCCTAGCGGCGATTTTCTCAGGGGGCGGCAGCCCCCTTTTTTTTCGCCCGTTTTTTTCTCCCCTTCCAGTGGCATGACTAATGGCCATCGCGTCTTGCGCATGCAAACCGTCAGATAACAAGTTGCCGACACAGCCACCCAGACGTCATTCATAACCATCGAAGGCTTAACACCGGCAGGGTAGAATCAAACACATAATGAATAGCGAGCTTTCACTGCTGACACTGTGGGGTTATGGCCTAGCGTGAATGGAACCACGATAAACACTAGGGAAAAAACGCGATAAATGTGGGAAGTGGCCGGAAGAAACCGGCCTAAGCGGGAAGGCCGCTGCAAATCATTTGCAATAGTTGAAACACGCCGACGTCAACGCATTTGCCCGTCAATGAAGTCGGACATCATCTCCAAGAGCCGGGAATTCATGGTCGGCGTCAGGGCATGGTCGCTACCCTCTCGCTTGAGGGGCAGGTAAGGCCGAGCCGGAATCTCCACCTTGCGACCACGACCGGCCATACCGCCGAACTGATGGATGGCGGCATAGGGCTTCGAGACCGTCAGGCCAGCGCGGGCAGCACTATGGAACGGCTGGATGCTGGCAGCAAGGCCAGCGGTCGAGCGTTGCAGCTTCTTTCCCGGCCACTGGCCGCGTTTCTCCCGCTGTCGAATGGTCGAGAGCGCCAGCGGCTTCCACTTCTCCCCATCGACCACGCCCTCACGGGCAAATGCGTCTTCAGTGACGGATAGCAGCTCGGCGGCGATTCCAGCCATCAAAGGGGCTGGGTTGGAAAGCCGCTGTTGTAGCGCGGCGATCTGCTGGATGGCATCGCCACGTACGTCGATAGAGAAGGCGGTCACGGTTGGCCTCCGTGGTAATCGGCGGCAGGGTTGTAGTCCCATCCTGCATCCGGCTGAAACGGTCTGTCCATGCCGGGCAATTGCAGTCGATTGACCTTGAGGATGGAGCCATCCTTCTGCGGCGCATCCACCTGCTGGATATAGCCGTCGCCGGTCTGCACCGTGTAGCCCTCGCGCCGCACAGCGGCGGCGGTCAAGGGCTGTGCCCGGCAGCGGCAGCGCCAGCCGTTCGGCGGGTAGGCGACCGACCACGCGGAATCATCGTGGCCGAACACGCGCCCGTGCATGGCGCGGTGGCTTGGCCGGGTGCGGCTGTCCAGTACGGCCACATAACGCCAGTACGGATGCGTGGCGGTGGCATCTTTCATGCCGCGCCAGCGACCGGCCATGAACGCCGTCTGAAGGTTCTGCTCGTAGATCAGTTTCAGGCGGCGCGGACTGCCCAACTCAACCGGCTGACTCGTGCCGGGATAGACCGTGATCTCTCCCGTGTCTTGGTCAATTGCCTTTCCCCACCAACCTTTGGATTGCAAGGTCGGCGTGAGCTTTTCCACAAACTGCTGGTAGCTCTCGCCCTTGCTCATGGAATCCAAGAGCGCCGAACGGATGTCTTCAAGGACGTCGTAGCCTGCCGACCTCGCCACCGTAAAAGCGCGGCGGTGCGCCGCCTGCCACAGATCGCGCCACGAATCGCTGACTTGCAAACCCTTTCCACGCAGGAACTCGACTGCCTGTTCTGGCGGCATGTTGAACGCGGCCAGTAGCGTGGCGCTGTCAATCACGGCTTCAACTCCTGTCGGACGCCTTCCGCGCCGAGCAGCTCTGTCACGAACAGGGCGCGGGCGATGGCTTCTACCAGCACCGCATCATCGGTCAGCGGGTTCTCGCTCGCCAGCAGCGCCAGCGCCGCTTCGGGGCCGCTGGCTTTCTCCAGCGCATCGAGAGCAGGCTTGAGCCAAGCCGCCACCTGTGGCTGCAAGGTGGGTGCGAGACTTTCCAGCGCGCCATCCAGCGCGGCTTGGTCGGGGAACTCGACAGCGTCTTGCTTCGCCGCGTCGCGCAGCGCTGTCAGTAGAGCCTTCGCCGCAGTTTCTTTCTTGTTAGCGGGCTTGCCCTGCGGCTTCTTCTCAGGTTCGGCAGCAGGCTTAGCCGTCGCCAGCACTTCTTCTTCGTCGCTGGCAGGAAGTGGGATGCGTAGGGTTTCGTGTGCCCACTGCGTGGGGATTCTCATACCGATGCCTACCAACTTTGGCAGCGCGTCGGCGTAGGTCTTGATGTCTTCACCCTCGGTCACATCGAACACGAGGCGCGGGCAGCGGCGGAAGTCTGCCCATCCCTTGTTCAGCGCCAGCAGCGGAAAGATTAGGTCGCGGGTGAGTGTGCCTGCGAGCTGCTTGCAGTCAGAATCGCGGATATCGAGCCGCACTTCATTATGGATTTCGGCGACGCCAGAGCCGAGGCCGGTAGCTTCGGTGGTGCTGGTCATGGTGCTGCCAAGGATGGCTTTCGATTGTGTCTGTTCGCACCACTTGATCATCGTCTCGAAGGGCTTTTCAGAACCCTTCGCGGCCTCTTGGAAATCAATCGCCATGCTCGCGGGAATGACGCCAGCCGCGTTGTGGCCGATGCCCGCTACAGCCCTCCACAGCGTGGCTTTCTCGGTGTCGCTGGCATTCGACGGATATTTGCCGATGCGAAGTGGCAGTCCGTAGATGTCGAGGAACTCCGCAAGATCGCCCACTGAGAAGTGCTTGAACAGGTAGGGCCAGACCAGCACACGCCCCAATCCGGAACGCGAGGTGTAGCCGGACGCGGCCTTGTGGATGTGCAGCAGCCATCCGAACGGACGCAGCGGCGCACCGTCGAGCGTGCCATCGCGCAGGTTCAGTGTGGTGTGCTGCTCGCGGTCAAGCTGGAACCACGTCTGCGGACGATGCTGCGCCCGGATGATTGTCCAATCGCTGCCCACGCGCCGCCACTCCAACTCAACAGCGGAGAAACCGTGCGCTACGCCATCGAGCGCATCGAAGAACAGGTCTTCGAGGTCGGGCATGTCGAGCAGAAGCTCTTTCACATAGGCCGTGGACTGTTCCTCTTCCTTGCTCGGGTTCCGAGGCGGAAGTACATCCCACGAGAGCTTGATGACTGCCCGCTTTCGCTTGGAGAGTTCAGCAAAAACATGGCCGTCGCGCTCCTCCATGTCGCGGAAAAGCTCGTGCTGCGCGATCAGGTCTCCGTTCTCTGCCGATTCAAGAATTGCGTTCAGGCGCGCAGGCGTGAGGTTGCGCGCAGGATGCCCGGCCACCTGCTGATGTAGGCTGACCAGCCGCGAGGTTTGCGGTTCGTCGAAGTTGTCGACGTCTATGGGCTTGCCGAATTGGTCAAGAATCGCCATGCATGTTCTCCATCACCATGCGCGTCGGTCTTCGTCGATCTGGAAATCCAGATCGGACGGTGGACGCATGAAATTGCCGCCACGCGGAATGTCTCGTGGCTCGGAACGCAGCGGCACTTCGAGGTATTCGATCAGGCCGCCGCCGTGGTTGGTGGCGAACCACGCCAAGC